CTGATACTGATTGTTGTACAGGTTCGAGATATCGGCAGGAGAGGAACCGGATTGTCCCGGGCCGCTGTAGCCGGGAATCATCTGGGCTACTGTCTGGAGGTTAGAGTAAGGCGTTTGCCCGATACCGACCTGCTGACCATAGAGGCCCGCTTGCTGGCCAAGGTTCGCGCCCATCATGCCCAAGAGTCCTGACTGCGACTGCAGATTAGCCAACTGATTTTGAAGGTTCTGCGTGCCAATCTGAGACCCGGTAAGGATCGATTGATTAGCAGCATCACTGTATGCGCGCTGTTTCTGGAGAGCGAAATTGTTTTGAGCGTTGTTGTATGCCTCAGAGCCCGGAGTCAATCCTTGATTGGCGAGCTGCGCATCTAGTGAAGTCTGTTGCTGGGAAAACTGAGGGTCAAGGTACTGGGTCTGCGCCGCATAAGCCGCGTTCTGCCCTTGCTGTTGGGCTTGCTGCGCAGCTTGCGGACTGATCGACGAACGCAGGGCAGACAGAGCATCATTGAGCCCTTGATACTGACTGTTGAGGCCGCTAAGGCCCGTCATCGCATTCTGGTTGACGGCCCCGCTTTGGCCTACCTGTCCCAACAACCCATTCAGCATCCCCTGAAGTTGAGGATTGGCTGTAATACTCGTCCCATAGATCGGCGCGCCGGTCTTCGGATCAGTACCAATCTGATTGGTTACTTGTGATCCGAACGGGTTTGAATAATTGTTTAGATTGAGCGCCTTGTTGTAAGCCGCAGTCTGCTGATTGGTGCGAGTCTGCGCGTCTGCTACAAGATTAGGATCAGGATAGGACGGAGCATCCCCACCTCCCTTTCCGCCACCTTCCAAAGTTGCAGGCCGATTCCTGCCGAGTGTGCGACGAAACGCGTTAGCCGGCAAGTCCGGCGCGTCTGATGTCAGCCAATAGTGCCGCATGGTATTTGCCTTCGATGAAACGGCACTCGCTTTTCAGCATGCCGTAGACGATCAAGTCCATTCCATCGGTGCAAGCCGCGCGGAGTTGTCCTTCACGCTTGAACCCCATGTGCTCATCAAAGCGTTGCGCCTCGATGTTGTCGGCCCGCACAAGGCCGGTAATACGGTTACATCCCAACTGAATAAACGGGTATCGGAAGCATGCCGCCATGTATGCCGGCGTCATCCAGTGTCGCGAACCATCAGATGCTACATGCATCAGTATGTTGGCACCGGATCTTCCCTCATACACCACCGAGGCAATGAGCTTCCCGTCCGATTCCAGTCCGATCGCGCGCGCGTCTGGTCCAAAGCGCTCGGCATCCACCCGAGACGCCAAGAATTCAATCACACGCTCTGGTTCGTTCCAGACAATGCGCTTCATCAGAGAACCGCTCCATCCATCATTAGATAGTCCGTGCTGACCCACGAAACCGGCACGTCAAGAGCGCTGACCTTCATGTGTACGGCTGCTGCGTACCCAACGCCTGCGACGGTCTGCCAGTTCTTGATCATCTGCTGACTACCTCCCCAAAACGCTTGATCCCAAAGCGCTTGATCCCACAATGCACCGCTTTGCCCCGAAAAACTAGGCGTAGCAGTAGGAGCTGTAGTATCGAAATCAACGTTCAATCCAAGCGAAATTCCGGGCGTTCCAATCGATTGCAGGATGGGACGCACCATCGTCCATTCCTTTAGCTGATTCGTGCCAAAGTAGTTGAACGCAGGGAGAGCTTCGCCGACTATTTGACCACCGTTGTCGTCGTTAGCTGCTGTCCATGCATTCACGACGACACCGTTCCCACCGTAGTAGATCTGGTCATTGAAGCGTGCCCAGCAATTGGCCGCCCATCCGGTGAAGTTGCTCCATGCCCCCGTGATGGTGTTCATCACATACTGCTGCTGCTGTCCGAGAGCGACAGGAACGTTCAAGATCAAAGCATTCGCTACCGGATGAAGAACCAAGTCCCATCCGAAATTCGACGCATATGCCGACGTTGCTGCCGAAATAGCATTCTGGATCTTGTAGCTCAGATCCACCTGCGTGTTGACGCGCGACGATGCGAGAAGTCTTGAGACAGGTCCAAGACCATCCTTACCGATATACAGCAAGTCACCGCCATACTTCATGAAACAGCGGTTGCCCATAGGGTTCCCGACTTGATAGACACCCACCTTCGACCAAGTGGACGCCTGAGACGGATCGGTTCCCTGATAGACCGCGATTTCCCCTTCGCTCGTCACGAAGCACAGGTAGTCCTGCATCCCGTAACCGCCATCGACCGTCCATACTCCCATGGCGACGAGTTGACCGCCTCGCGGGAAAAGTGACTGCATAGGGAACAATGTAGCTGCTCCACCTACACTAGAAACCGGAAGGTAGTAGACGTTCAGCGATCCCTTCTGAATGAAGAAGAGGCGCTGCGCGAACATCGTGATATCCGACAACGTAGTTGGATCGACCCCGGTAATCGAGATCGGCCCAGAGCTAGACGTAACTTTCTGCCACGCCGTTCCGTTGTAGACGTAGTAGCCATCCGAACCATTGACGATCCCAAGGAATGGGCCAGCGCTGGTCGAGAAGTTCGTGTACTTCCATTTATCGCTGGACAGCGAAGAAATGACTGGCGCGCCGACTGTTCCATTCGCTGTAACATCAAATATCGATCCACCGGCGGCAGCAAACAGTTTCCCCGGCCCACTCGCTGGGTTATATGGCATCAGCGAATTCACCTGATTGCCAAGCCCCGTTGCCCAGTTCGTCGATCCTTGTCGGAGCACGACGTTCGACGGCGTGGGGAACCAGTTCGTCAGGATTACTGCATCTTCCGGCGGCATCTGCGCAATCGAGTCCCGAGCATTCCATCCACCGATCGGCGCAGAAACACTCACCGTCCGGGAAGCCTGACTGCGGCGCGGAGCAACTACCGGGCGACGCATCATTTACGTCATGCTCCCCACGATCCGCTGGGTACCAAGATGCCGGGATAGATGTCGTACTTAACATCGCCCATGTTGATCACGTCCTTCGTTCCATCGGTCGCAAGACAATCCTGAAGAAAATCTTCGTAGTCGGCAAAATCCTGCGCGTATTCTAACCCCTTCGCTTTACGCCAACGCCATTCGAGTCCCAACTTGAAGAGATCATCCCTCAGGACAAGCGTGTCTGCGTCCGTAAGAAACTTTATCTGGCCCATCCCACTAGGAGATTGGCACCAGTTTCGCGATGTGTACTGAAACCAGATTTGCTGACCAGCGGCAGGAACTGGAATGAACAGGATGTTGCCGCCGCGGATCTGAAATTGATTCCACGGGCCTTGCATCACCATTGCCTTAAGTTGTTCCCAGCGCTGCGCTGTCATCGGACCGAACACGGGACGCCGCAAATCGCGGTTCCACATCGTGTCGTTGATGATGTTCTTCATGTACGGCGCGATCAGAGACAAAGATCCCTGATTCTCCTGCGCAGACGTGATGAAGCTCGCTTCCTGAGTAAGAACTTGCCAGTTTTTATTAGCCAGCCATTCGCCTTCTTTGTTAGAAAGCGCTAGCAACTGCAAAATTGCCGGATCGGTAGAAGTAGCTACAGCGGAAGGCGACGGAATGTTCAATCTCTGCGCTACATCCTGAATGAGAGACAGGCACGAGACCGATCCGGTGACTGGCTGAACGACGATTGGCATCAGACGCCTCCGGAATGGTTATTGACCGCGTTGTAGCGCATCACTGGTACTCCCAGACGATAACCACTCCCGGGGCACCATTTCCCCCAGCTTGAGCGCTCCCGGAGGGAATGGTGATAGCTCCACCACCACCAGCTCCCTTTGACACTGCATTACCACCGGGAGAAGACGTAGTAGCAACTGGACCCGGGCCTCCACCGAAGACCGAGGCAGCCCCGGCACCGCCGATGGAATCAGACAATGTCAAAGTGATCCCGATATTGCCCGTCTGCCCGTGGGACAAAATGATTGCCGTTGCCGTAGTGGTGCAAACTGCGCCCGGTCCACTAGAGCCGAAAAAAAACGGAGGAGTTTGAGCGCTCGCGCCCTGGCCTCCCCCTCCCCCCGGGCAAGTAATGATCGAGCCGAATGTGGTTTGCCCACCGGATGCTCCCGCATTAGCACCGGCAGCTCCGCCAGCCCCTCCGCCACCAATCGTGACTGTTTGAGACGACAAAGAAGTAAGTCTCACCTTCGCATAAGATCCAGAACTTCCGCCCTGAGCAACAGCGACTGTGGATCCAGTAGCAGCCCCAGAACCACCGCCTCCGCCCCCTCCGCCGATCACTTCCACAATCCCTGTATTAGCTCCAGATGTTGGTGTATAGGTGCCACTCGCGGTGAATACTTGGACATTCAGCAGACGCCCCGGAAACCCCGTTAACGTCCCGGTCGCTGTTATCCCCGAATTGAAAGTTTGAAGTGCAGACCACGTATTTGTGCTGTTCGTCGCAGCGAACGAGGAACCGCAAGAAAATCCAGTGCCACTCGTGTACTGAATCGCGCTACTGACCGCGCTACAGCTCGGAATAGCAACGGCAGTTGGAGATGCGCTAGATCCTGTAACGTTCGCAACGACCGTGTTAGCCGCTTGCGCGGCCAAAGTCGGTAGCCCGATATTTCCGGTTCCAGTGAATGTTCCCAGAACCGTAAGGTTCTGGAATGTGGGCGACGGGTAGCTCTGGGCGAGCACCAGCAGCGGCCACATCAGGACCGCGATCAGGATTCGTTTGAGCATGTCAGGACACCGAGATGACGCCGCCGTTGTTCCAGAGTTTCCCGGACGAAGACGGTAACGAAGTGGAAAGATCGGCCGGAAGCACATCAACGAGCAGCACATCATTCACCGTCACCGGCACGATGGCATTCCCATTGATATTTCCACTGATTTGCAACTGGTAATGACCGTCTGCCGCATAGAAGCCGAAAGCCCCATTGGCATCAGTCGTAAGAGGGTTCGCGGCGACGGTCACCCCATTGTCTGAATAGATCGTCGCCGGAGTCCCGCTCGGATAATTGGTCACCAGAACACTTGCATTCGGGACCGCAATTCCACCGGGGCTCAAAATGACGTTGTTCTGGTATTTCTGCACGTTAGGCTCCTTCCTGCTGCTTCGGAGGACGACCCGGACCGCGGCGTTGCTCCGCAGGCACCATCATGGCCATTTGATCGCGCAGCTCATTGACCACGGCCGTCAGATCGGATACGCGTTCCTTGAGCGAGGCGTTTTCCACTTCCAGTGCCTCTACACGCATAGCCGATTCCTTGCCATCGCCGGTCGACAGCGCCGTCTGTGCACGCGTTTTCAATGCGCGGCCGCCCATGCCAAGCCGGCTGATCGCCTCTTCATTCGCGTTCGCCAAATCTTCAAGCGTGCGCACATTGACGGCTAGGCAGTTCTGAATCTCGGCCGGAGAAAAGAGCGTGACGCACATGCGAAGCGGCGTACCGTTTTCAGGCATTTCCTTGCCGTCTTTGTACATCGCGTACATCTTCCTGAAGGCATCTACCCATTCATAGTCGTACTGGCCGACTTGAGATTGCGCCTCGATCTTTGCGAGCCACGCCTCCGCATGATCCTCGCGAACGTCCTTGCCCCCCGGGGGCGTGATGATGACCCAATCGATGTCTTTGTAGATCTTCCGACCAGCTGCAATCGATGCCTCACGATCTTCAACAGGACGTGGCTCGAAACGGATATGCGGGCGACTGCCCTTTTGCTGGAGCGTCAGTTCATTCATGGTGTTCTCCTTGGGATGAAGCGTTATTGGTCTTTGCCGAACAGATGCGCGATAGCTCGCTGTGCCAATTCCTCGACGCTACCGCTTCCTTGATGGAAAGCATGGGCGATCGAGTACGGCAATTTCACGATGAACGATTCGAGTTGCAAGAAGCGCTGCTCGACAAGCTGCTCGAATGTGAAATGTTCAGCGGGCAAATTTTCGGCGATTTGCGACAAGCCAACGTCGGTGGAGGCAGGCATTGCAGAGCCCGGTTCGACGGGAGACGACTCGGCCGCAGCCGACGCACCTGCGTTTGGGTCTTCTACGGGCACCTGCGAATTTGTCAAATTTTCCGCTATCTCTGCTTGAGCCGCTGCTTGCTCAGCGGTCAATCCAACGGAAATCGCCTGCATCGGTTCCGTGCTGGACGGCGCCACATCAGGTTGACGATCTTGTGCATCATCGTTTTGCATGGTTACCTCCAAAAAGCGCGGCGCAGACCCGAAGGAATGCGCCGCGAAAGATCCCCAAGGAGACAGCAGGGATTACGTGATCTGGCCCTGTGCGAACGGCGCGTTGATTGCCAGCACATTCCAGAAGTTCGTGCCGTCGTTGTACGTGCCGGTCACAGTGACCGAACCGCTTGCTGTTGCATTCTGGGCCGTTGTCGTACCGGTCTGAACCATCGTCACGGTGCGACCATCAGCCGAGATTGCGCCGACCGCCGTCGATGCCGGGATGCCCGTACCGCTCAACGCCATGCCGACAAACCAGCCGTCTGCGTTCGCAACGCGCAGCAACGGCGAACCGTTGGTCGTCTGCGTGTTCGCTTTTGCGACAGTGGTCGTAGCAGGAGCCTCGACACGGCAGTTCAGGATCTGCTTGCCGGCAGAGACAGCACCGAGCTTGCCAGCCGCGGCGATACCGATCTGCGCGGCGGCCGCGACGCTTGCCGTCGACAGAGCGACACCTTGACCAGAGACCAAGAACCAGCCGTACTGAACGTTGTTGGCGTCAGCGTTGTTGGCGTTCAGCGCAAGCGCTACCGGCATGCCGAGGTTCGCCGTGTTCGGTACGTCGATCACGGAGTTGTTGCCGTCCCAAACGACGACTTCGCCAACCTTCAGCGCGGTCGAGGTCGGAATGGCGAGATACATCGCTTCGCCGCCACCCCAATAGGGATCGTCAAAGGTGATCTGCGCGCCGAGCGGATGACGCTTGATATTGTCCGGCGTGAAGAAATTCCCGACCGGCTGCGAGCCGATAAGAGGGTACTGAGTTGCTGCGGTAGTCATGTCGTTCTCCTTACGCCTTGAGGACGCCTTGCAGGAACCGCGCCGAGCAGACGAGGTTGCCTTGCCAGAGGATCGGCATTACGACAGCATCCTGATTCACGCTGCGCAGTTCCTCCGGCATGTCCATGTTGGCGTCACGATGGACGACCATTTCAAGGAAATCCGTGTTGAGAAAGTACGCATGTTGCGCCGGGATGCCACCCGAGCTGTCGAAGAAGACGTCAGCGGTCTTGTACTTCATCGACACCATACCGCCTTGCCCGTTGTCTTCCGGCGCGTAGCGCTTGAGAGACGTTTGCGACTGCTCGTAGAACGCGAAGTAGTCGTCGGACATGACGATCAGATCCGGCGTATCCGAGCCGCGTGTCAGCTTGATCCAGAGCGGAAGCATCAGCGACTCGATCGTCGTCGGGCTAGGCGTGATTGCGCCGCCGCCTTGGATCGGTGCCGCGGCCGACTGGACGATGTTCTGCCAGAACGCCCACGACGACGCATTGATACCGCCGACCGTGCCTACACCGCTATCCGCGACGATGGCTTGCAGACCGTTGATCTGGTTCGATGCTGTACCGTCCGAATAGAGATCCGCCGAAAGGCCGTTCGCGAACGAGCGTTGCGCGTTGGTGATCTTCGACTTGACGAAGTTGATGATCCGCTGAGCACCAGAGTTCGTGCGAAGTTCGAGACCCGAGGCAGCCACGTTCACGGCGGCTTGACGCCACGGATATTCGGCTGCCGTCAGCACGTCAACAGCGTTGATGTTCAGCACATCGTAGCCGCTGTAGCGCTGATAGGTCGAGTTCGCTTGGTAGTCAAGCGGGCAAACGATCGACAGACCGCCGTCTTCCAATCGCACACGACCTTTCGACGCGATGCGCCGATAGAGTGCGTTGTGCTTGGACACGTTGTCCGAGACCGTCTTCTTGTGATTGCGATACGTGGTCGATACCAGTTCGGTGAAAGCGTTGAACAGGCTCGACTGACCGGGAGATGCCATGATGGGCTCCTAATTCAGTTGATGAGACCTTGATCTCGCGCGATGCGCTCGATCGTCTGCTCCATGGTTTCGTTGGCAGGAGGGGCTTTGCCGACACTTGCCCGACCGTTGGGTCGAACGTTGTTCGCTGCCGCCTGCTTTGCCTTCGCAACCGTCGCTTTCCGCTGTGCGTCCCACTCTTGCTGCTGTTGAGCGAGCCAAATCTGGTACGTCTGCGGGTTCTGCCTCAAAGCCATCTCGTAAGCATCATCAAGTGTCTTCGCTCGACCGTTCTGCAAAAGGAGCGCCATGTCTTGCTGAAGAATCGCAAAATGCTCGTGATCCGGATCTGCGGCAAATGCAGCAATTTCGCTATCGATCGCCGAGTGTTCGGCCATCCGGGCCTGTTGCTGCGTGGTTGTAAGATGCTGGGTGAGTTGGTTGACCTGCTGTTGCAGTTGTTGCAACCTCGGGTCAACCGGATTCTGTTGCTGCCAAACTTGCTCGCCTGCAATCTGTTGAATCCCGTTTGCAAGCGTGTTGAGATCCACGCCATAGCTGTTCGCAATTTGCAGCAGCATCCCGACCTTCTGCGGCGTTGAGCTATAGCGCAACTGATGGTCGACGCCCATCAGATGCGTCGCCGCCTGCTGTGGCGTGACGCCAAGGCTCTGAATCGTCGCCATGTACGGCTGAACAGCACGTTCCCATTCTTGGGCCCGCTGTGCGCCTTCCTTGTATTGCTCAATGCCCTTGTGGAAGTCATTTTCGCGGCGCTCGATCTCACGGCGAGCCATTTCCGGGAGCTTTTCCCATTCGGCCAGAGCAGCTTTCTTCCACGGCGGCCGGAAGCTAGTCGTTTCCTGCTCAGTCTGTTCAGGCTGCTGCTCCGTTTCTTCGGTTTGCTGCGTGACTTCTGCGGTTTCGTCCGAAACCTCCGGAGCTTCTTCGGTGGTTTGCTGCTCAACCTCCGGAGTCTCCGTTTCTTGCGTGAAATCCCCCTCCTGACCGCGGCTCATGATGCTCGCGTAGGTGTCTCGCAAGGTATCGTCAATCGTCACGTTTTCCGACATTTCAGGCTCCTTGGGCGTAAAAAAGGCGCTCAAGGCGCCTGTATGTTCTTTTCAATGAAAAACCGTCGTATTTCCCCGGACTTCACACGCCGTTCCTTAAGAACAACGTACTGGCCGGTTCTTTCAAAAAACACTCCGCGAACAATCGATCCATCTTGAAGATGGAGGCAAACGCGTTTTCCCCGTGGGGCACTTGTATGCGGAGTTCGAATGCGGCTCATAGCTGCGCTAGGGCTCGCTGGCTCTCGGTGCTCATGCCGTTGTAGACCTCGGCGATTCCGCTCTCGATCGTCTTGCTGAATTCAGCGTCGGCCGCTTCTGCGCGCTTGATCGCCTCTTTGCGTTCCGTTTCCATGCCCTCCCATGGGCGGCAGTTATTGCGCTTCAGGTCTTCATTCCGGGCGCGGCGTCCTTCGATCCATCGACCGTCGATCGGCGACGTATAACCGGGCAAATCGGCCTGCACAGCGGGTGCTTCGACAATACGTTGCATGCGAAATGCGCCCGCGCCGTGGCGACATTCCGGAGCTTCGTTGCGCTCAGCGATCTTGCGGAATGCCGTTTCAGAGCGTTTGCATTGCGGACACTGGAAGGTATAAAGGGGCATTATTCTTCTCCCGAACCAGCACGCGCAGCACTGATTTGAGCCGCTTCCAACTGCGCGCCAGTCGTGATTTCGGCGACTTCGATAGCGCTTTGGTTCTTCATAGCCTGAAGCAGAAGCTGGATTTGACCTTGCATCTCCAGCTTCACGCGCTCGATGGCTGCATCGTTCTCCATTCGCATGCGTTCGAGCATGGCTTCGTTTTGCGCCTGAAGCTGATTGCGCTGCGCTTCGAGCGCATTCTCCTGTTCGGCCTGCAATGCCTGAGCGTGCTGCTCCGCATAGGCGACCTGAGCGTCGATCTCGGCTTCTTCGCGCTTGGCCTGAAGATTGGCATTGATCTCGGCCATCTTGCCCTGCTGACGCATGTTTTCGACCTGCAACGGAATCTGTGCTTTTGCGAGATCCGCTTGAATTTTCGGATCCTGATGTGGCGGAGGCGGTTGCATTTGATCGATCGTGTCCTCGACCTGCGATCCCATGCGGAATTTTCGGGCCGTCATCAGCATGAGCTCCTTGAACGCCGGGAACGGCAACACCCCCATCTGGACAAGTGGCCCGACTTCCTTAACAAGCGTCGTCAGCGCGGTAAGAACAGTGGCCAGATCGCTAGCATCTTCCTGCTGAGCAGCTGCAATCGTCGAATCGGTCTCGATGTCTACGCGGAATGTGCGCTGTGCATCGTCCGACATGGCCTTTTTGACGTCTTCCCATGTAACCGGCTTGGGCGGCAGCGGAGGTACATTCTGACCTTGCAATTTCGCCATTACCGCGACCTGCATCATCTGCATACGTTGCGGCATCACCTGTGCATCGCTCGGAAGCTGGACCTGCGTCATCTGCTTCAGCGTATCGATCTGGAACCGCTCGCAAATGATCTCGGCTTGGAGCGCGAAAAGGTCACGAATATATCGCTGGACGTCGCGCTGCATTCGAGAAAGACGCGTCATGCCAAATGCGACCTTCAGATCTTGAGCTCCCTTCGTTTCGGACGGATCAGAAGCACCCCGCATGATGTCCGCGAGTCCAGTCAGCTCGTAGATGACCTGCTTGCACTGCTCTCGCTGCTCTCGAAGCACTTCAAGCACCTTCGCAGCTTGATCGATCGGAGCCCACCAGATCGCGTTGGCAATCCCGCCAGCCTCATAAATCTGCTTTATCGAGCTGTCAGCCGGAATCAGATCGTTGTCTTCGCCGCGGAATAGTTCAGCGACCTGCGTACCAAGCGACGGATCATAGATCGCGCGCAGTTTAAGGCCGCTCATGATCTTGTTGATTCGCGTCGAGACGCGATCAAGCTCTTCCGCCTGCTCTTTATACTGCTCGTACAGCATCGTCGGCTCGAACGTGTCCGAGTCGGCGATTGCATACAGCGGCGCAGGGAATGGGAAGAACTGCTGAAGCCTCAGCGGATCAGGCTCGACCTTCGCCAACCCGTGGATATACCCTTCTGCGAGCCATTTCACCGTGCGACTGTCTTTGTCCCAGATTTCCCATACCTTGGCCGTCTTGAAAAGCTCAAGCGACTGGTCATCGTTGATCCGTTCGCGCTCGATGTCAGTATCAGCAGGCCCCCCGTTGAGCGGAATAGTATTGCCAATCTGCTCACCGAAGCGGTCGACCAGCTCGTCGCGCGTCAGATCGTGCTCAAATGCCCACCACGGAATTTCCTTGAACGATCGTCCCGGACCGCAGAGATATTTGTCCCACTTGACGTGCTCGACCGGAGCAGTTTCCCACGCCAGTTCGTCGTTCTGTTCGCCTTCCTGAGCCTCATGCTCAAGATTTGTCTCGTTTGCCTCAATGCCCGTCTGATTGAGATCGCCTACCTGCACTAGATCCGGAACGTAGCGCACCCTCGACAAGCCGCGTCCGACGATCAACATATCGAGAATGTCGGCCTGAATCTCGGCGTTGAAATCCGTCGTCTCCGCGTTGAACGTAAGAGCACGGTTCATCACCTCTGATACGGCCTTACCGAGCGGATCTTGCTGGGCAAAGCGACGACGCACATCCGGCGTCGGGAGCGTGTTGTACACGGACGGGGCGAGAATTTCCGTATTCGCCCAAAGCGCGTTAAAGCTGTTCTTCTTCCGCTGAACACTCTTGCCGTGATAGATGTCCCACACCTTCTTCGCCTGCGTGCGCCAGTCCTGCATGCGCTTCTTCGCAAGGGCGAGCTCGACCGACCAGCGACGATATTCAGCATCCGGACCTCTTCCGAAGTCTTTCGGAGTGTCTACCGTGGCGAGCGCGGTTGTGTCGAGTTCAGCCATTTATGCAAGCCCAATCAGCAGCGTAGCCGTCGTGCCAGTTGCCAAAACCTGCTGAACCTCCACCGGCAGAATCGAGCCGACAGGCGGAGCAGTGAACGTTACCGTATTGCCACCGGTCGTCTTGACCGCAACATTTCCCGCGCCACCAACATAGATCGCCCGGTACGTTTGCGCGAGCGTATCGCTGGGCGTGATCGCCACTGCGGTGCTGTATGTACTGTACGGGCCAGTTTGCATGTCAGGCTTCCTCTGAGAGACGCCGCGCACGCGAGCGGGCGATCAGTTGATCGATGGTCAGGTCTTGCGGGTATTTCGGCGGAGGCGGAGGCGGCTTGGCTGCCTTTTCCTCCTGCGCTGCGATTGCCAGATAGCGGAATCCGTCTGCCGGGTTGGAACACCAGTCGTGCAGCGGGATATCGCGAAACACCTTCCGATCGTCATCGAACTCACGGCGGTATTGAGATAGCGCATCAAGACCCGTAAATCCGGCGCTATCGTCCGTATCGCACGAAGTGTCGAACCAGACCCGCGGAAACATCGCGCGAACCGCCTGAATGCCGTCCTGAACGCTCAGAGACGGCACGATTTCGACGTGATCCCAGCCGAGGCCCGGAATCTTTCGACCGTCCTTCTCCACACCCTCGATGAACTGCTCTTGCACGCTCTTGCCCATGCTGGCGAGCGTCTTTGCCTTAGCATCGTGCGGCAGATAGAGCTTGCCGAGCTTCGCGCCACGCTTCTGCAACCAGCCCCAGATGTAGTCGAGGTAGAACGCGACGTCGTGACCATGGCTCGAATGAAAGCCGAGCACATGGACTGCTTTCCATGGCACCTGAAACGGCCAGATCGACGTGTCGTCCGTGCGTCCAAGGTCAGCCGCGAAGTTCACCGGAAGATTCGGATCGACCGAGATATCCGTGATCCGCTTCTCCGCTCGGACTTGCACCATCCATGCGGTGTAGTACGCGCCCATCACGGCAGCGTCAAAGCTGCACATGTATTCCTGATCGAAGATCGATTGCCCGAAGTCAGGCCCGTATTCGGCGATCAGCGATTGCCGTTCTTGCTCCAATGCTTCGGGAGTGAAAACGCCAGTATTCGTGGCAATCGATACATCAGTGAATGCACCCGGCATCGACTGAGCTGCCTTAAGCATCCGTTCAGCATGGTTGTGCCCGCGCGGCGTAGTAATGAACATCGCCCAACCGCCGTTTTCCAGCAGGATCGGGCGGACGTACGCCCATGCAGCGGGGTTCGCGAGCGCCCATTCCGAAAACACCACACCAGCTGGCGACGAGCCAACAAGCGTGTTGTAGCGATCCGAACCGCCAACTTGCCATGTGGACCCGTTCACGAACTCGATGAACATCTCTTGCTCGCGAGTCGTTTTCCTGATCTCTGGCGGGAACGCCTCATCGATGCGTCGACGTCCGGTATGCGGATTCACCGCCGACCAGATCGCCTTGCGTGCGTGCGCAGCTTCAGGCAACAGATGCCAATAAGAACCCACGCGCTCAAACGCAGCGCAGGCCGTGTTATGAAGCGCGATTTCATCCTTTCCCCAACGCCGATGTGCAATCTGATACGCATAGCGGCCACCGTTACCAAGGTAATCCCACAACTTCTGCTGATACGGGCGCGGACGCCACTTATTCGGCAGGTCGATTTCCACGGTGCACGTTCACCACGAGTTGCGCGTCGACTTCGGCCTTGATTTCCTTCGGCAGGATGCGCGGATAAATGTTCGACCAGAAGATGCGCTCGTTCGTCGCGTCCTTCTTCGCCCATGCAAGCATTCCCTCTGCACCACCAAGACCCTGAGCGACAAATTCGATCGCTTCCTTGGCATCCTGCGTCATCTTGTTTGGGGTGCCTTTCTGACGGCCGCCCCGACGCTCGCCGGGTTTAGATCCGCGGGACATTGCTATTTTTTACTACTTTTGCCATTTGATAGTTCAATAGCGCCAAACGCGCTCGACGAACCATTTCGCGATTCTATAGCGCGAACTACCAAACCCGAGCGGCTGACACCAGATGCGCACCATCCGATGGCGCTTATTCCAGAAGAAGGTCAAGATATGACCGCCTTCATTGAAGTTGAATCCTTCGGAGAATGTGATCAGCTTCACGTCAATACCCACTCTTATACGCCGCCAGCCGCTCACCGACCTTCTTCGGATCCGACTTCGACTTGCCCAGAACCTTGT